CTAAAGTTTACATTATCGGTAACCGAATGAATATTAATAAACTTAAAAACATATTCCTTATAAGTGCTATCTATGCCAGAAGTAAAACTAATGCTTGCACTATTGGATGCAGTCTGCGTAGACAGAAGATTCAGCGCACCACCGAAGCCTGAGACAGAACTTAATGTTCCTGACCCATTACTCACCCACAAGGTATTCCCGCCAGCATCCTTGATGGTGTTGACCTTTACCTCTGGAACTACAATAGTATCGCCGGAGTCTCCGACAGTCAGTGTGCTTCCAGATGGGGCTATTGTATTGACATTGATTGTTGTCACACGACTACCCAGCTTTGTCCAGACCCTACAGTAACGGTAACACCGGAATTTATTGTTACCGGACCCGCACTGACTGCGTTTGTACTAGCTGTTAGCGTGTAACTTGTAGTTACTGTCTGCCCATTCTCGTAGAATACAGCGTCACCACCAGCACCTGCTGCGCCACCACCTATCGAACCCCACGCTGACCCATCATACCCCTCAAAGCCACCAGTGGTAGAGTTGAATCTTATATAACCAGCAGAAGGAGAACCATCTCTCTGCGCTGTAGTGCCACTTGGTAATGCGCCAGAGCCTGTAGCACCTGTCTTGGCTACTTTAGCATCTATCTGAGTCTGAGCATTAGAACTGAGAGAGTTTATGTATTGAAACTCTGCATTTGAAACAGTGCCATCTGCTAGTTTAGCAGCGTCTATACCAGTCGCTACCATAGCATTTTCCACAGCAGTATTAGCTATAGTTACTGCACCTGTATTAGCCATTGTAACGTCGCCACTTAGTGCAGCAGCGGTGAACCCAGTACCATCACCTATGAGAATTTGAGTATCTGCTACAGCTTTGTCCGATGGATCACCAGATGAATTAGCATCTCTGACTTTGACGGTGTTAGCTGCCATATGAGCCAGCTTAGCATTTGTTATTGCTTCATCAGCTACAGTAACGGCTTGCCAGTCAACACCATTTGTTGCGCTGCTGTTTGCAGTCAGGACATAATCATTAGTACCAACGGGTAATCTAGTTTCTGAGTCTACCGTGTTGTAGACAAGAAGGTCACCCTTCGTTGTGAGTTTATCGTCACCAACAACAGACACCATCTGCCACTCGTTAGAGGCAGTGGAGTATTTCATGTACTGGTCATTTGTCGGCGCGGTGGAACTGACTGTCTTGCCTTGTATCTTGGTTACTGTTACCGCACCAGCATTTGTCATTGAGATGTCGCTGGATGGTGCAGCAGCTGTAAAACCTGTACCGTCGCCAATCAGTATCTCACCATCCCCTACCGCTTTATCAGATGGAACACCAGAAGAGTTGGCGTCACGTACCTTTACCGTATTAGCAGCCATGTTAGCCAGTTCAGCATTGGCTACGCCTGCATCTTTTATTGTTACTGCGCCTGAAGATACAGAGAAGTTATCAGAATGAAAGGATGCTACACCTTTGTTTGATGTAGACGCATCTTCACCTGCGATTGTGAGCGTCGTGCTAGTCGCTGAAGTGTCAATACCCTCGCCACCAGCAATAGTAAGGCTTTCTGAATCGAGATCAATGTCGATAGTACCACTGTCAGAGATGACATCCAAATCCTGAGCCGTAACTTGTGAGTCAACATATGCCTTAATAGACTGTTGAGTAGCAAGTTTAACCGCCGAATCAGAGGCCATGTCATCTTCATCCTTTATCCCCGTAACAGTTGCGCCATCTGCTGCAATGTTGACGCTACTGAACTTGCCAGTCGAGGCCGTGGTAGCACCGATAGGTGTACCATCAATAGAACCTGCATCTATATCTACTGAGTTGGATGTTTCTGGATCGACAGCTAGCGTAACCCATGCACTATTGGCTTGGTTTCTAATCTTTAGTACGTTATTAGTGGTATCCAGCCACATCAAACCCATCGCTCTGGCAGCATGGCCTGATGCGCTTGTATCTACGGTAGGCGCAGATGACTTAGCTATAAGAACTTGTACTGACTGATCCGGCCCAACACTATCCGTACCAACAGGAAAGGTCTGCTTCAGAATCTTCTTGATAAGTTGCAGATGGTCATCACCCTCTGACACGTTATCAGAAGATACCGGGTTAGTTTTTACAAGGCTGCTTATATAATTTCCTGTTTCTAGTGCCATGCCTTATTCCTCAAAAGTATCCTGATGTATTCATTACTCTCATTTCAGAGCCTGAATGCCTGTCTTTATCGTCCTGTTGCTGTAGATCATTTATAACTTGACGTACACCCCTCTCCCATAATGGTACTCGCTCATCATTCATTAAGAATGGTTCAGCTTGAAGTAGCGTACCGTACAAGTAGAGGTCAGGCGCATTTAATATCAGCCAGTTTGTTTGTGTAGCATCAGCAAGTGCATCAAATGACTTATAGTAGGTCATACTATAATCGTAAGCACTGTCTGGTGTAGGACCAAATAGTATATTATCACCCACTATAGTATACGCATTGGGCTTACCGTTGTTACTCCCAGCCCTTATCCTGTACATTATCTCAGGAGTAATGTATGCTAAGGATACTACTGGGCTAGTCGTTAGATGTATCTCCCGCATCTGGAGGTATCCAGTAGGAAGAGCATCCTCTTTCGATCCACTTGGCGTTGTATCGGCTACGGTAGTCTCCATAGCACGAAGACGCAACGTCCTGTTGAATGTTGCCTCTGCTAAGGACACAAACTCCGGTATCCGGTCAGTCAGATCATCCCTGTCTAACCAGTTAGCTACAGCAGTCTGTAAAGTGCTGTAAGTGTTTATAGCCATTATCTGCTCAGTTCAGTAATATAAACCGATGCTGTGCCTGTACCAGTTATAGCTGCACACTTATCCGCCTCACTGACAGTAAACCAGTAAGGGGTATTGGCTGCAAGAAACACGGAGGTTGCCACGGCTGCTGTAGGTGCAGTATCAAACTGTACGAAACATGCAGCAGTTGCTGTAACCATGACCACATTTACCTGCGTGGTAAACGCTGAAGTCAAGGTTGAACCACTTGTTGTGGTTGCAGATAGCGTATGCGTCTTTATAGGTCGCCAAACATTGCTAATATCAATCATATCATTCACCTATATGTTGGTGGGTGCTGTCTTAAAATACTTATAGTCGGGATTATTTAGATAAGCAGCCAGTATCTTCGGGTCTTTCTGTATCTCCCCATCAGTTTCTGCCATCCACTTCTCCCACATAGTTGCAGGGATTGAAGCTGCATGATGCCATTCACCCATCTTGCCTAATGACAGCTTATCCCCATAGTCGTTATACTTTCTTTTGTTTACATCCAAGAGCGAATCGACTTTCTCTGTCGTGTTAAAGACAAACGTGCCTTCAATATCATCGAAGTGCATATCAGTCTCACGACCATTCTCTTTAGCCAGTGCAAACTTGTCAGACATAGCCAATGCCTCCTACCTTGGGCGCACCATCGGCTGGATCGTGATCTATGTATGCCTTCTTTAACCACCCGATTGCATCGGTAGGCTCTTTAGGCTTTGCTTTAGCTTTGGGTGGCTTACCCTTCAGCATTCGCTTTGCTGACTTCTCAAGTTCCTTGTCCATTTATGCTCCGTTAAGGCTTACGGCTACCTTATTTACCAAGTTAAAGTTACCAGATACGCTTATACGCTCCTTGTCTACCCAGAATGGATGTACCATATGATCTAAAGTAGCAGGAAACAACAGTATAAGATTATTTTCAGGCACAACATTCCACATACTTACGCTTAAAGGACTGATAGATTCGCCATATTTGAACACTATATGCCCCGCGTCTTGTACATTAGACTTTGCTTGTACCGTAAATATCTCTGGTGGTACATCTAAATATATAACAAAAGAAACTATACCACTGTGTTGATGTGGCGGATTATGATCGAACATTCTCTGGAAGTTTATCCACAGACTACTGATGCCTATGTCTATATCACCACCACCGGGAGCAAAGTTGATACGCTTTTCTCCATAGTGGTGTACCATAAAGTCAAACCACTTAAACAAATACTTCAGTAACTCAGGATACACCTCTTCTGTATAAGAGTCTTCGTACTCAAAAGACCCACCATTATACA